CCGCCATTGCCGCATCGTCAAATGGCAGTTCTTTGAACCATTCAGGAATACGCAATTCATCTGTTGGATAAGCAACACTTGTGTAACCTAAAGGATTCGGTTTTAGTTTACAAACAATAACTTTCATACCGTCAACGATCTCTTCAGAGTACTTGTCTCCGTTCATACGCTTTAGTGTATTCCAATTAATGCTTGCCCGCACGTGGCCTGGCATATTTGCCTTGCCTTGTTTTTCTTCTAGTCGACGATAGTGTCCGACTTTGTTTGCACGTTTCGGACTACCTTTCTCCCAACCAGGACGTTCACTAAACTCCTTACGGAATACAGTAATACGTTCAAGTACATCTTCACGTGGTTTATCTGTAAGTACCATCAGCAATAGTTCACTTAGAAACTCCTGCATAAACACAGGTGTATCTGACCTACGTAAGTCTAAGCCCATTGCCTTTACCTTACCAACTTTGCCATCTGTATCTGTTCTAAAGCCTTCGTTGTCAACAACTAGTGCCGCATAACGTTTCTTAGTAATATATAAACCTGACTGTGCTACAATTTCTCTACCTGCTGCAATAACGTCTGACCGGCTCTTTGGACAATGATGTGCCTTTGCCATCATATCTGCAAACGTGCCGTCTACTGCATCTGCTACTTGATCATACAATGCAATAGCATTTTCAGTACTCCAAGGTATCTTGCCAGCTTCTACATCGTCTTTTAAAGTTGGCCAAGCACTAAAGTACACAGAGTCAGTATCACCGTATATAACAGCATCACCTACGTGATCATATGTACCTGTAATTACTTTGTTTGCTTCTGCACTCATATGCTTAACAATAGTACGTCCTGTTAGTGTTGTACTCTGTCCAATACGTTTATCAAAGAATCTACAACCAGGATTAAGAATAGCACCATACAAACTGTTCAAGTTAATCTTCTTAACTAGCTGTCGCTTGTCCCAGTATTCAATCTCTGCGGCATTGCCTGCGTCTTTTGCTTTTTTAAGCATCTTCTGCAAGTCTTTACGTTCACTATACCAACGCTTTAGAATACCTGGAATAACACCTTCAAACTCTGTTGTAAAGATTGTACCATTAGCACTAATCATCCAAGGCTGATTGCTGTCAAAGATTGCGTTGTATAACTCAGCACCACTTAGTGTATCACTACCACCTGACTCCCAGTCTACAGTTAGTGCAATGTCCTTACGTTTTTCCATTACAGCTTCATATTCTTCTGTACAAAAACGTCCTTCCCAACTACCTGCAAAAGACTTCTTCTTTAGTGTCATATCTTCATGTACACGAGCATCTGAAATCTCAGGACGTATTTGTCCAACAACAGTTTCAGGCGCCATATTAAGAGCTCTAATCACCGATGGATACAGTGAATTCAAATCCATCGATGCAATCCACTTGTGCAAGCCCTTTTTAGGAAATGCAACATATGCACCTGCTGCCTGTGTGTTCTCATCATCACGTTTTTTACGATTAGGAACCTGCAAGCCTCTGTGCCATGCTTCGTTAACAATAGCTTGCTCTGTAACTGCAACTGCACCCATAGTGGTTTGTAGCAAAACAGTGTTTGCATGTGCAAGTTCGTTACTTAGATCAATAAATCTTAGTTTTTTGTCCAACTTGTCCAATAGTGCGGTATCTTGTATGTTGTATTCGATGAACTTTCTAAAGTCATTGTTGTACAATGCGTCCAAAGTGCCTTCATAAGGGACCTTGTTCTCGCCAACTTCGATTTCGCCAATGGCATCAAGTCTATATGTGTGTCTTTCTTCATACGTGTATTTACGATATAAATTCAAACTATCTAAATGCACTCTGCCTATTAGGTCAAAGGTTTGCGCTATTTTACCAAACTTTTCATATTCACGTTTCTTAGGCAGTTGACCCCACAAACAGAATCTACGTGTGTCATCTTTGCTTAGTACACGAGCTGTTCTGTTTACTGTGTACGGAATATCATAACCTTCGCTGTTCCAACCTGATAAGATATCACTATCTTCAATCAGTGTTAAGAAAGTGTCAATCATATCACCTTCTTTTTCAAACAACATTACATTATCAATGCCCTCTAATTCTGCTTTTGCTTGTTCCATTGTAAGTGTCTTGGGAGGAACTGCTAAACATATCATTGTTTCTAACCATTGCAAATATACTGAGATACTTGTAATAGGCATAAACGGATCACTAGGATCAGCAAAGCCACGCTCTGGATCAAAGTCAGTCTCAATATCAAAGAAAGCAATGTTTAGTTTAGGTGCATCTTGATTAAGATAGTTTTCACTTAAACATTGGAAGATAGGATTAATGTCGCTTTCAAACAGTTCTTTGTCTCTGTTAATTGCTACTTCTTTGCGGAAGTCCTTTGTGTTCTTACACACAATACGACTCAGCGGATCACCGTACACACTTTTGTACTTGCCACGCTGGTCTTTGTAATAGAATGTATATTTAGATTGATATTCGCGATAAGTTCTCTTACCGTCTTTACGTTCAACAACACGAATCATATCTTGATCGCGATCGAACAGTGCATCTACGTAGCTCATTTATTCTCCTTTGTTGCTTTTGGCCAACTTACCATCTACATGCCTCTTGGGCGTATTGTACTTATTATAACACGAACAGTTGCCATAGAGCAAATGAATTCATTGCTGTAAACCAACTGCATAGTAAAATAACAAATGCTGCTTTTCTAATTACTGCGCTAATAATACCTAATATTGAACCTATTAAATACAACGGAACAAATATTGTTGTTGCAGGATCTAAAATAGTAAAACTTAATATTGCACTTGCGGCAATAAGGAATACAGCTTCGATCATTTCGCAGTAAAATGCTAGGGGACTTGATTTGTAACTTTCTTTCCAAAAGTTTGTTATTTTTTCGATCATAATATATTCTCTTTAATAATTTTAACAATTTTTTTATGGTATCTTGCACGTTTAAATGCTTCATACCCTGCTATTAGTTTTGTCGGAACAAGCGGATTCTTCTTGTGAAACTTAAATGCTAACATATGTTCTAGAACATCTTTATGTTCTTTTGTAAACGGACTAGAATCAAACCTAACAAGTTTTATCTTTTCATCTGTATTAAATTTTAAGTACATAATTGCATCATCAGTAGACATTGCAATACGTCTAGACCCATCTTTTAGTTTAAATGCAGGCTTTACAACTCTAAACCAACTACTAATATCAAATGTTGCACTTAGCCCCATACAATGCTCAGTAAAAGTACTCTGTTCATAGTAAGGTGGCAATTGTGTCATTAATAACGGATCTTCACAAAAGAACAAATAAGTAGGTTGTGCCAACTGTATAACTTTATCAGGACCAAATGGCCCAATATAGTGTTGTAAGAACCCATCTTCGGATGGATACTTACTGTCAATGGCACTAAAGTCCTCAGCAAATGTAACATCAATATCAATTGGGGAATTTATCTTAAAAGTATTCTTACCTTCGTCAACAATCGCCGGACACATACTAGCGTTCGGGCCAAAGAATTCCTTAGGTTTAAGACCTTTTAAGATACTTACCGGCTCGGCGTATCGTAATTCACTTACCTGTACGCCATTTTCTTCAGCTGGAAATGTTCCCCAATAAACAGTTTTCATTAATTATCAACACCAACTGTTGCAACTAGCGTTTCGAGATCATCAAATGCGTCTGCATGTTGAGCCCAGTCACGTTTTTGTGCAATCTTAATTGCTTTGTTAATCAATGATGGCTTAATATCAAGTTCTTCTGCTACTGCTTTGACAGTATCCTTAAGACCACCTTGCAAGTCTTCGATCTCTTGCATTACAGTTACGCCTTCTTGTACTAGTCTTTCAAGTTTTGCCTTTTCTTCTGCACCATAGGTACGGTCGCTCATAGTTTTCTCCTTGTTGAGTTGTAATTATTAATAATATTATAACGTATAAAACTAAAAAAGTCAAGTAAAAACCTGACTTATTTTAATTTATGTTGTATATGGGGATTATTTTTTGTCGTTTAGTTTGCGGTAAAGCATATCTTTGATTGATTCAACGCTTTCGCCAGCGTGTATTGCGGCTTGTTGTTTCTTACGCATAGGGTGTCCTTTACCGTGGATACCTTTCTTACGTCCGTCACCTTCTTCAACGCCTTCGCTCCACTTGTCTAACCAAGTTTCAAAACGTTTCGTCTTCTTAGGATCAGCAGCAATTGCTTGTAATGATTTAGTGTGCTTCTTAAGGAATGCTTGCCACTCGTTATCGCCTCTACTATCTGATTTTGTTACAGGTTCGCTAGTTTTAATACTAACTGGCGTGTCTTTTGGTTTTGCGTCACCACCTGCCATCTTTTTAAATAATTCTTTATTGTTGTATGTGCTTTTATTGAATCCGTCTTTAAAGTCTTCGCCTACTAGCTTATCTACATGTGGATGTTTTCCACGTGCTTTTGCTTTAGGCATTGGATCTTTGCCTTTAAGTTGTCCAGCACTTCCTGTCTTTTGTGATTCGTTTAATGTAACTCCTGCTAATGCAGCAAAATCACTTAAACTATAATCACCTTCAACTGGCATAGTACCTTCTTGTACTTCAACACTTTCTTGCACTAAAGATTCAGTAATCGGCGCACTTTGTTGCACATTACTATTCATAGACTCAGTTAATTTACGTAAGTCTTCGGCTCTATCACTTGGATCTAAGTCGAATAGTTTTTGTTGTAGTGCAGCAAAATCCATTATTATTTTCCTAGTTTAGCTGATAGTTTATTTTGGAGTGATTCTTTGTAATCTTTCTTGTCTTTCATACTTGCTTTACGGTCTTTTGCTTCTGCGTCGGCTTTTGCATTGCCAGCTTTTTTCATGGCATCAATGCCCTTTGATTCGTTGGTTGCATTGCAGTTACAAGACTTGCAAGTTGGTGCGCATGTGCAGTCTTCTGCTTTAACATCTGAGCCACAGCAATCATCTGAACAGTGTGTATCTTTTGATTCAGTTACTTCGCCCATTGGACTATTTTCATAATCCATATGATGATAAACACTACCAATCATATCTGCTGACTTAGTAATTTTAGATTGTACCCAACCTTCTAATCCTTCTGATTCACTTACGCCCTTTAGCATGTCGTGTAGTTTGATTGCATACTTTGCTAGTTTGTATAGGTCTGCACGAGCCATTTGTACTTCGTGGTCTCTTTCAGCAATATCTGCTAATTCGCCTAAACCTTCGCTAATTTCTTTATCTCTCATTGAGTACTCCAATACGTATTATGTAGTATTTATGTTTTTTTCTTGCTGCGCTTCTTTTTCTTTTGCCCCATAATGTTTGTATCCATATCGAGTGCATTTTTAACAGTCCCATTACTGTTTTTTGGCTGTCTACTAACAAGTCCGCCTACTGGTGTTGCTACTGCGGCTATTGCGCCTGAATCCATTTCATCCATTT